CTTCTCGCTCATTACTCGGCGCTCGGAGGGGTAGACGTAGACCTTGCGCTCTTGGTCCGGCTGAGGGCCGTAGGGGTCGGTCTGTGCAGGAATGGTCGAGTTAAGGTTGCGGTTTTGGTCACTCTTTGCCAATTCCGTAATGGTTCCGTCACTGTTTAGCCCAGCCCATGCCTCAACCATAAGGCCGTAGACCTCGGCGGCGTTCATCACTCGGTCTACTTCGTCCAGCACCTTGATTACGTCGCAGGGATACGCGGTAGGCCAGCAGAACTCACACGGGTTCGTCGGGTCGCCGTCCTGAGGTGCGTGCTTCTCTCGTAGGGCTTGGCGTTCGGCGGAGGTCATACGTCTGCTCCGTCAGGGTGTCCTAAAGCCTTACCTTTTTCACAGGGGTAAGGCGTGTAGCAAGTATGGCACCAGGGGTCCTCTCGGTCAGTGTCCCCGTCGTGGTCGTGGTATTCAATCAACGCTTCGTAATCGTCCAGCACCTTAATCACGTCGCAGGGGTAATCGGCTGGGTAGCCACCGTCTTTGGTGCAGAAACCGCAATAGTCGCCAAGATAGGTGTGCTTCTCTCGTAAGGCTTTGCGCTGGTCGGGGTTCATAGTTTCTCTCCGCACTTGGGGCAGTAGTTGAAGTTAATACCAACTGGGTCGGTTCCGCAAAGAACAAGGGCGATGGCGTGGTCGCACTCAACTTTAGTTTTTAGGTCGTTAGGCTTTAAGTTTTCGGTAGCGTCCAGTACCTTGATTACGTCGCAGGGCCATGTAAATGACCCACAACTACAGATGCTTCTCGCTCCACCTTTTTCAAGTTCAGAGGTAAAGCACATAAACGCTTGAGATTCTAGATGCTTCTCTCGTAGGGCTTGGCGTTCGTCTTTAGTCATCGGATTACCTGCATACACTCAGCCTTATCTGTAGACGCTTGTTCGGGGGTCATCGTTGATCCGCTCGCAGTCTGAATGGCTTGGTCGGTCCGGCAGGTTCGAGGCGCAGGCCGCAGTCGGGGCAGAAGATTCTCGCCCAGGGGACCTGCACCTCCTTCCCGTCGAAGTCGAGGCGGATGTAGGTGTGTGTGCAGTCGGTCATAGTTTCTCTCCACACTTGGGGCAGTAAATGAAGAAGGTGCTTGGCTCTAAGTCCCTCGCTTCGTCTGATTGAATCAAGAGAGCGTCATTCATTCCGTGTCGGTAGCCGACGATGTGATTGCAGTCGGTCATAGTTTCTCTCCATCCTTCGTTCAGGAACTTCTCGGCTCGCTTGTTGAGGCCGAACTCAGCGTCGTCGAGGATGACGTAGGTGGAGATGAGCTCAGCGTCCTCCATGAGGGCGAAGTAGTCCTCGCCGTCTCGTCCCTTGTGGTCTTGCACCCAGAGGCGCTTCTCGGCCTCCTCGTGCCAGTGGTGCAGTTTGATGAACTCGTAGACCATCACTTCGCCAGCCTTAGAACACGAGCGCCTGGCTTGGTCACGATGAACTTGGCGGCAATCTCGGGGTGAGCCTCTTGGAAGGCCTTAGCGTCGAAGGATTCGCTGGTCTTGTTGCTCTTGTAGGTGAACAGCGTCTCGCCCTCGTAGGTCACGGCGTGGGCCGATCCGATGACCTGCTCCATCTGGGCTCGCAGGCGCTTCAGTTCGAGCTCAGCAGTGTCCACGATGGCCTTCTGCGACTGGTACTCACGGACCAGTCCGAGGACGATGTCGTCGGCTTCCACGATGTCGTCGGTGCTCTCGGGGTAGAGGACCTTCAGAACGTCGAGGTCGTTGGCGCTGGCCTCGGGCTCGATGTCGCTCGTCACCTGCGCCCAGAACTCGTTCTCTGCCTGCTCGAGGGCGACCAGTTCGTCCGAGGTGTAGGTCACGTCACGAGTGACGATGCCGGTGCCACCGATGAGGCAGATGAAGGTCACGTCCTTGATGCCGGTGGCGGAGCAGTAGTGCGCTCCCTGTGCTCGGTAGGTGGCAGGGACGGAGTAGTTCGCCCATGCGTCGGCGTTGCCACGTCCCGAGAGGCCGGTGGTCTTGACCTCGAGGATGCGCTCGATGTTGAGCGGCGGAATCTTGTGGTCCCAGTCGTTCACCTTGCCAAGTTCGAGGCTGTCGGGGTTGGACTCAGTGACTCGGCAGATGAAGAAGTCCACGTTGGCGAGTTGCCAGGTGTAGGCACCCTCAAGGATGACGGGCCACGAGACGACTGCGAGACCCTGCGAGGCGATGCTCTGGGCGTAGACCTCGGCGATGGGGCGCTCGAAGGCCTGCCCGAGACGGGTGGCTTCGTTGCCGGTGAATGAGTCGCCCTTGCGTCCGGTCTTCTCCAGCCACAGTTCGAGGCGGCCCTTGTAGGGGTTCACGCCGAGAATGGTGCCAGCGTCACTGCCGCCGATGCCCTTCGATCGTGCCTCGAGCCATTCGTCGTGGCTCAGGTGTTTGGTTTCTGCTCTTACTTTCATGGTGCCTCCTCAGGCGGTTGGTACTGCGTTAGAGATGATACTACGAATGAGCTGTGACATTGAATTACAAAACATGGAGATTGAATAGAACACTTACAACTAAGCCAATGCCGAGAACTAGTGTCGCCACAGCGAAACTCTTTGTGACTCGTACTATCGAATCAATTTCTCGGTTTAGTGCTTCATTTTCTGTTTTTAGTGGTCCGACAATTTTCCACGCTTCTCGAGTTTTATTCATGTCTTCGTGCGCCCATGTTTGGTACTGAGTCACGAGTGAAAAAAGTGTTTTATAGCGACCTCGTAGGTCATCCAACCCTTTTATTTGAACTGCAATTTTGTCAGATAACAACAAAATTTGATTACGCATTTCAACAGTCACTTTTTCAAGATTATTTTGCGCCGACTTCAATTCTTCTCTGGCAAAGTCACGTTCAGCAATAAGCCGACCCATCTGAATAGCCATAATTTCTTCTCTGCTTTTATCGAGCGGCCTTGAAACAGACACGAAGTCAATCTGCTTTGTTCCGCACGCTCTTATTGCTTCGGGACGAGGAACAATTAATTTAGTTCCCTTTGAGATGTTGCATCTAGCACATGACCTAACAATGTTTTCAAGCGTGTCTGTGCCCCCACGATGTAGAGGAATAACGTGATCTAAATGCCAGGGTCTCCCATCTGGCCCTATCTCTCTTGTACCATTCTGACCGCAGTAGGAGCAGTAATTGACACCACGAAGAGCTTCGAGCGCCCTTCTTTTTACCGTCGAGGACCGATAACTCATCAGGTTGCCGCCTTGATGCTCGACAGCAGGGAGCGCAGGCCGTCGAGTCGAGACTGGCTCGCTCGTAGGGCCTCACGGGTGGTTTGCAGTCTTGATGCTGCGATGAGGTGTGCCAGGTGCAGGTCAGAGGTTGCGTCTGTGGCGTGGTCGTCCACCTGCCCCACCGTGCTCTTGTCGTGCAGGGCTCGGTAGGCGAGGCGTTGCTTGGCGAACTCGGTCTTGTAAGCGACCTCAGCGTGAGCGGCGTTGTCGCCGGCCTCGGCAATCTCTGCCACGAGTTCGTCGATGCGCTTGAGGCACTTGGCGATGCCCTCGTGGATGCGCTCAACAGTGATCACGCTGCGCCCCAGAGAATCGCACGCCGTCCCGATTTGGTCTTGGCTTCGCCCATCGGGATTACCTTGCCGTCTTGCATGAGCTCGATGCGGCGAGGGCGTGCGGTGTTAGGTGCCAGTCCGAGACGCTCGGCGATTTGCTCGTCGGTCATCGGCTGGCGCTTGAGGGCTTCGAGCACCTGGTCACGGAGCGAGGCGGTCTTGCCGACCATGCTCTCGGCGGCGAGGATGCTGGTCATCGTGTCTTGGTAGAAGGGCAGGTCGAAGAGTGTCATCCGACCCACTCCCCACAGCCGACACAGCGCACGAGGTCGCCGTTGGAGTCGAGCAGTTCAGCCTCTGCTCGGCGAGGCCACATCTTGCCCCAGCAGGGAGGGCAGAAGATGTGCCAGTGTCCGTTCTTGATGATGCCGAAGGCGTAGGGCTTCATGCTTCCTCCTCGAGCAGTTCCTTGATGCACTTGACGGCCTGAACGACGACCCAGGGGCCGAGCGTAAGGCAGCCTCCGATGGTGAAGATGCGGAAGGCTAATACCATTTTTCCTCCTCAGGAACTCGGCGGTGTTGCCGATGACCTAACTCTAGTGTCCTAGCGTAGGACAGTCAAGGAACTTTTAGAGAAACTTTGGAAGCCTTGTGATT